TATGTCTTGGAAATCTTTTCTAAGCGATTTAACATGGTCAACGTCATCGTACATCAGCAAACACCTACATCAGAAAAACAAACATTTACTTCTAAGGGAGGACTGATTGAAGAAAAATTAGAGCCTTCACTAGAAGAATTACACCTTAACAAGGGTGTACAGCAAGACTATCGTACTGTAATAGGATTATTTAATCCTTCAAGGTATGATATACCAACTCATAATGGGTATGACATCTCTTTATTAGGTCAAACTTATAGATCGCTTAAGTTTCTCAAAGACCGTGATTTTGGACTTGAGAATTCTAGTATCGGACTATATTTTAACGGAGCTAATGGAGAATTTATGGAACTACCTGCACCTCAGGAAATGCTCACTGGGAATCATTATGAGAGATTTAGAGCACTAAAATAAGAAAGGAACAAGATTGAGTAAAGAAAATTATGGCCCAGGACTAGTAAAAGTTCTGAAAGAAATGTGTAATAGAGTTGGAGCAGATTATGACTCCATAGATTTTAAAGAAGAGAAATGGTTTTACAAACATACATGGACAAGAGATGAAGAAATTGACTTTGAAAATTGGCTAACGACAAACAAAGATCCTGAAATCAATAGAGATTTAGGATTTTCTAAAGCTAAGTATTTCAGAGAAAGACAAATAGCTATGTTCATGCTTAATTATGGATGGAAACTAACAATTGAAAAAGAAACAAATTAAAAAAAAGAAATATGTCAAGTAAATTAATCGCCATCGTAGGTCCTTCGGGTTAACAATAATTTAACACAGATTATAGTACTTATCCCCAAAAATGTAGTATCTTTACTGAATGAAAGTAAATATATACTGTTTATATGACCCATTTGTTTGTAAGATTAGATATATCGGAAGAACTAGAAAATCTTTAGACATTCGATTAATTGAACACATTAGTAAATCTAGGTATTACCATAAGTATTTTCCAGGAAAAAAAATGCCTCATAAAGTAAATTGGATAAACTCTCTTATAGAGAAAGGATATGAGCCTAAAATTAAAAAGTTAACTGAAGTTATTGGGTGGAAAGAGTCCTACATATTTGAAAGAAATCTCATTGGAAAATATAAAGATAAATATGACCTATTAAATGCTCAAGATAGAGGGGAAGGTCCAGAAAGTAGAATAACTTCAGAAGCTACTAGAGCCTTAATTAGTAAAACTTTAAAGGAAAAGTATGAAAGAAATGAAATTAGTAAACCAATAAAGACAGTGTACATTTTTAATAATAGCGGAACTCTAGCATTCACAGAAGAAAGTTTAACTTCTGCAGCACTATTCTTTAACATTTCAAGAAAAGGTGTTGCAAGCAGATTAGCTTCAGGAAAAAGTATTAATGGAATGTTTTTGTCTAGATTGCCTAGTTTAAATCTCAATAACTACTTATATCTATATAATATCCTATCTAAGGAAATCAAACTGTTTGACACTAGGTTAGAGATTATGCAATTTTTGAATATTACTACTTTTATTTATCAAAAACTAAATAGAGAAAAAAAATTATTTAATGGATGGATTATTAATTCATTAGAACCAAATTTAAACGAAAAAAAAATAACTTTATACAAAAATGGAATTGAGTATAATTTTACATCAGTTAAAAATGCTGCTCAGCATTTAGGATGTAATGTTTCTGCAATCTATGATGTATTAAGTGGAAGAATAAAATCAAAATATAATTATAAAAAAACAAACACATGAGTTCTAAACTAATTGCTATCGTTGGACCCTCAGGAACGGGGAAGTCCACATCAATCCGAACGCTTAACCCTGATGAAACTTTCATCATTAATGTAGCTCGTAAAGAACTTCCATTCAGAGGTGCAGACAAACTCTACACAGCAGAAAAGAAGAATTATTTCGAGGTAGATGACATCAAGCAAATTACTACTTTGTTAACTCAAATCAGTACAGGTGCTCCTCAAATCAAAAACATTGTAATGGATGATGCTATCTATTCTATGGCTTTTGGTATGGTAAAGAAAGCAACAGAGACAGGCTTTACAAAGTTTTCTCTATTAGCTCAAGATGTAACAACTATGTTAACTACAGCTCGTAGACTAAGATCTGACTTAAAAGTATTCTATATGTCTCATTCAGAGACTGTGGAAGACGAAGGTAAGATCGTAGGTCAGAAAATCAAAACAATTGGAAAAATGTTAGACAACCAAATTGTACTAGAAGGTTTATTTACTATCTGTCTCTACACTCATGTAGACGAAGACAAAGATGGTAACCCTACTTACAATTTTGTAACTAACCGTTTTCGTATGTATCCTGCTAAATCTCCTATGGGAATGTTTGACGATACCCTTATTCCAAATGACTTAAATGCAGTATGCGAAACTATCGATACATATTATGCAGAAGAAGTAGTAGTACCAACAACAACTAAAAAATCAAAATAAAAAAAACAAAAAATAAATTATGAATTTCGACAACTTAGAAACCAGAGAAGCGAGTGCATCATCTCGTAAAATGTACACAGGATTTGCTCCTGTTCAAATTATTTCAGTTAACCCAGACACTAAGACTTTAGCAAGTATCTTAGGTGTGGACATTGAGAAAGTAAAAGAACCTAACTATGTAACCGAGAAAAACACTCGTTTAGATTTTTGGTATGTTAACCACCCTACCTTCAAGACAGAATTTAGAGGTAAGTTTTCTATTTGGATAGACAACAACACTCGTTTGTCTAATGCAGGTAAGAAACAGTGGATTGATGATTTTACTAAAACTGCATGGGCTGAAAACTTAGCTATGTTAAGTGAAGCACAAGCAGGACTGCAACCTGAAAGAAAGATTGATATGAAGAGTATCCGTGAAGCTAAAGGTGGAGAAGAAACTGTTTATTCTCTTTTGAAAGCTTATGGTAACATCTCTCCTAAAAGCAATCCATTGGTATTGACTTCTTGGGCTACATTAGCTAAAGGTAATGGAAGCGAATTAGTTAATTTCTTTAATCATTTCAACGGTAAAGACGGTGGTGTTAAAGTTCTTATGGGTATCAAAGACGGTAAATACCAAGACGTTTATACAGGAATCTTCCTTAACGTATATGGTAAAGTAACTGACTACGTAACTAAAAATGTTATGGGTCAATATGGTTTTAAATCATTCTATAATGGTTCATTTACCTTTAATGAGTATAATGCGGAATTAGCACCTGCTACAAACGAAGTAGACGCTAATGCTCCTATTATGATGTTTGGAGAAGCTCCTACAGAAGTAGCTAATCCTTTTGCGGATTCAGCACCTATTTCATTGTTCTAATTTAATTGGGGAGTGTAAAAGCTCCCCTTTTTTATGAATTTAGAATCTTTAGAAATCAGACCAAGTGTACAATCTATCTATTCCTTATTGGGACAAGAAAGAGTTATGTCTTTTTATTTCAGTGATGAAGTTCGCTTAGGTAAAAAATTCATAAACCCTTTCAGAAAAGACACTAATGCAAGTTGTATTTTTAGATGGTCTCAATCAGGTAATTTATATTTTGTAGACTATGCAACTGAAAAGGTGTATTATACTCCTATAGATGTTGCTTGTATGCGAACTGGCTATGAGTACCCTGACATTCTTTATAAGATAGAATCAGACTTCCAATTAACCTCTCTTAATCTAGAAGATAAAGAAAGACTTAAAATGGAAACTAAACTAAGTATAGTACCAGAAATTAAACCAGCCAATATCAAAGTCAAGTTAACTAAGTTTAACAAAAAAGACTTAGAGTATTGGGGTAATTTTGGAATTTCTGAATCTATGCTTAAGTTTTACGACATTAGAAAAGTAGAGAAAGCATGGATAGGAGATGATATATGGTATTTAAACAATGAATTTGACCCTTGTTATCGATACAAGGAAAAAGAAAAGTTTAAACTATATAGACCTTTTGCTGACAAAAGAAATAAATTTAGGTCTTCTTACTTTGGAGGTATTTTAGAGGGTTATACTCAACTTCCTCACAAAGGAGAAACACTTGTGATTACAAAAGGTTTAAAAGATGTAATGACTTTATCCTCTTTGGGGATTAATGCAGTCGCTGTAAGAAGCGAAAACACACCTTTATCGGAAAATGCCTATGAGATTCTACAATCAAGATTTAATAAACTATATCTTTGGTTTGATGCAGATGAAGCAGGTAAGATAGGGTGTACAAAAATGATGGATAAGTATGGAATACCTTGCTTATTTCATGAAGAGAAATGGGGTAAAGACCCTAGTGATATTTACAAAAATTACGGAAAAGAAAAATTAATAGAAATATGCAAACAGTTAGAGATCTTATCCTAGAGGGATTAGAAAAGATAGGACAGAGTCAAGGATTATCTTCTTTACAGGTGGAAGCATTTGTAAGAAATGGAGAACACATCTTTAAAAAGAAAGTAAAAAATTACCATAACGTAAAACGTTTAAAAACAATAAGATCACAAGCTGTAGATAAAACTCAAGCAACCATAAAAAACAAACAACATTTTATACCTGAGCTTTCTACATTTACAGATGTGGAACTCTCTATAATAACTAAGGCAGCTGAAGTAAATAGACTTACTTTAAATGAAGCTTTATGTCGTTCAAGAAAAAGAGTACCTGTAGATTGTCGTAATCAAATTAGTGCTATTATGGTCCTTTATTTAAACTACACGACTACTCATTGTGGAGAGTTGTTTGGAAGAGATCATAGTACGGTTATTAACTGCTTAAAAAAGCACTCAGATTTAGTTGAAACAGACAGAGGTTATTTAAACAATTTTGTAACTATTATTAATCATCTTAAAGAAGTTTACCCAGAGGTATTTGGAGGAACTGAGATTCAGTCAGGCGTTAAAAAATATGCTACTCAAGACTACATTAAAAACAAACTTATTAATTTTGAAAACATAAGCCTAACAAGAAGTAGGCTTAGAGTAGGTAGAGGATTTGTTGACGGCTTAGGAATAATTCAAGAAATATGACAAAACTAATTAACATTCCTGATGATTGGTATGTAAGACTACAACCTACCATAGAGTCTCCTGAGTTTATGGAACTTGCTAAGTTTATAGCAGAAGAAAGAAAGACTAAACAAATCTTTCCTCTTAGAGAAGAAATCTTTAGAGCTTTTCAACTAACTCCTTATATGAAGACTCGTGTAACGATTCTTTCAATGGATCCTTATTTTACTGAATATAAAGGAGAACCTGTTGCATGCGGACTATCATTTGCTCCAAGAAACAGAGATTTTGTTCCTCCTTCTCTTAGGATTATTTATCAAAAGATTAAAGAGACTTGCTATCCTGATGATTTAGCATTCCCTATAGATCTTAACATAGAAAATTGGACTAAGCAAGGTGTTCTAATGTTGAACAGTGCTCTTACAGTTGAAAAAGGTAATGCAGGTTCTCATTTAAAACAGTGGGACTTCTTTACTAAGGCTGTTTTAGAGGCTTTAAACGAGCTTCCTGGACATATATTTGTTTTGTGGGGTAAAGATGCCCAAAAGTATAAAAAGTATCTTAATCCTGAAAGCCAATATATCTTAGAATGTAGTCATCCTGCTTCTGCTACTTACTCAGGGGGAGTTTGGGAATGCGACCATTTCAATGAGATTAATCGCATACTTCAACTTTATAACGGAGAGACTATAGACTGGTTAGAATTACCTCACACTACAACACATTTAAAAGATTTTAAAATAGACCAATGACATACTTAGAATATGAAAAACTAGGCTACTATGACTTAAAGAGTAAAATGATTGAATATTTACAATCAAGAGTAACTTGTTTAAGAGAAGAGTCTCAAGACACAGAATTTGATTACTGTGAGATAAGTGGAAGACTTGCAGAGATTCAAGCGTTTAGTGACTTCCTAAAAGAAGAAAGCAAACGAAAGATTGACGAAGACAATTCAAAAGAAAAAGATTAAATTAATTGAGGGAGGTTTATTCCTCCCTTTTATTTAAATTTGTAAACTATGATACGTAAAAACGTAACCCCAAAAAAAACTCCTATCAAAGGAGAACCTACTGAGAAAGTCAAAGAAGCAATTCCTTGTTCTGTATGTAGTAAAGTTCGACCTTTAGCCAATAAAACTAAGAAAATATGTGCTGTCTGTAACAAAAAGATAAAGTTAGAAGCACTAAAAGAAAGAAAAGCTAAAGCAAGACTTAAAAAAGCAGAAAGTATCAGCGTACTAACTAAGAAGCTAGACACAGTATTTAGTCAGTATATTAGATTAATGTATGCTGATCAACATCAAAATGTAAAATGTTTCACCTGTGATAACAAGATACATTGGAAAGGAATTCAGAACGGACACTTTCAAAGTAGAAGATTTATGTCTACTAGATTTCACGTAAATAATTGTAGACCACAATGTTACGCTTGTAATATTGGATTAAGTGGCAATCAATATATCTATGGAGTTAACCTAGATAAAGAAAAAGGAGAAGGTACTGCCGACTCTATGTTAAGATTATCCAAACAAGTTCATAAATTTACTCCAGACGAACTAAAAGGATTGATTGGAGATTACGAACACAAAGTAGCAGACTTAAAAGTAAAACTTAATATCGTATGATATATTTAATAACAAACCGTACAGAAATCCCTGAGTTTAGGTCAGTGGATTTTATTCAAAGATGTACTCTAGAACAGTCGCTAGAGTATTTAGAAAAATTAGACTGGATTGGTTTTGACTCAGAGACAGGTGGATTTGATTACTTTATAGACCCTCTTTATACTATTCAGTTGGGCAATAGAGAACATCAGTTTGTTGTAGACACTGCTACAGTGGATATACACTATTTTGAGACACTTTTAACAGAAAAAGGTCTGATTGGTCATAACTTAAAATTTGATTTAAAATTCCTATATGTAAATGGCATATTCCCTACTAAGGTTTATGACACTTTTCTAGGCGAAAAAACGCTTTCATTGGGAATAGATTCTCATAAATGTTCATTAGCTGCTTGTGTAGATAGACATATAGGAGTTCACTTAGACAAGGAGGAGAGAGCTAACATCAATGGAAAGTTAACAACAGAGTTTATCCTTTACTCAGCTAAGGACGTAGAGTATCTTCACGAGATTAGAGAAATACAACTTAAAAAATTAGAAGAAGTAGGAAGCTTAGTGTCTATTGATTTGGACAATGAGTTTGTTAAAGTATTGGCTTATACAGAGTTCTGTGGTATGCACCTTAATCAAGATATGTGGAAGAAGAAGATGATTGAAGTACAAAGTTCTCTAAAGGTAGCTGAAGATACTCTTAATCAGTTTATCTTAAATCATAACATGCAGGAGTTTATTACAAATCAGTTAGACTTGTTTTCTTCAGGAACTAAAATAAATATCAATTGGAATTCACCTCAGCAAGTAGTACAATTCTTCCAAAGATTAGGCGTAGATACTAAAGTGATAGAAAAAGGAGTTGAGAAAGACACAATAGAAGCAAATCACCTATTTAAATATAGAGGCAGAGTTCCTATTATTGAAATTTATTTACAGTATAAACAAGCTCAAAAAGATTTAGGTACTTATGGAGATAATTGGCTAAAACAAGTTCACCCTACTACAGGAAGAATTCACACACAATTTAAACAACTTATGAATACAGGTCGTTTATCTAGTGGAGGAAAAAATGGTAAAAGTGGAGAATCTTATCTTAACTTTCAAAACATCCCTTCAGAACCAGAAACAAGAGATTGTTTTACTGCAGAAGAAGGTAATGTAATTATAGGTTGTGATTATACAGGTCAAGAGCAAATTGTTCTAGTTAATAAGTGTTTAGATCATAATCTATTAGAGTTTTATGACAAAGATCTTGGTGATATGCATTCGTTTGTTGCGAGTAAAATGTATGAAGAACTAGAAGGACTTACGTTAGACGAAATTAAAAAGAAACACAAAGAAAAAAGACAGAGTGCTAAAGTTGCTGGCTTTGCTATTAACTATGGCGGTAGTGGTATTGGTATAGCAGACCAACTAGGATTAACTGTAGAGCAAGGTCAAAAAATTTATGATTCTTACTTTATGGCATTTCCTGGACTAAAAGCATACTTTGAAACAACAAAGAAAGAAGGTATTAACAATGGTTACATTCTAATATCTCCTGTGACAGGTAAGCGTTCTTATGTAAATTATTTTGAAGAGTTTAAAGAGTCTTCTAAAGAGTTTCAAGAAGAAGGGTTTTGGGCAAAATACAAAAAACATAAAGAAGGTAACACTCCTACCTTCCAAGTACTAAAAGAGAAAGTATCTAGATGGTTTAGAAAGAAAGGAGATATTGAAAGAATGTCTTTGAACTTTCCTATTCAAGGAGAAAGTGCTGAGATTACCAAGTTAGCTTGTGTTCTCTTTTGGAGAAATTACATCGTAAAAAACAACTTAATAAACAAAGTTAAAATAGTTAACTTAATTCATGACGAGGTTCTTGTAGAATGTTCTAAAGACATAGCAGAAGTAACCGCTAAAGAATTACAAAAAGCAATGGAAGATGCAGGTACTAAGTTCTGTAAGAGAGTTTCTCTTAAAGCAGACCCTTGCATTGACGTTAAATGGACTAAATAAATTAAAAATTATGACATTAGAAGATTTTCAAAACACATGCAGTAAGTACATAGATATGTACCCTGAGTTAAAACAAGAGATTCTAGACATTTACAACCTGTGTCTAGAAGAAATAGAAGAAGGTGGTTCAGTACAACACGAGATTTCTTTAGGTATGACAGACCTAAAGGAATTAATTTTTAATCTGATGTAATGGCTAATCATTGTCAAAATTTTGCATATTTTTCAGGAGAACCTGAACAAATAAGTAAATTAGAAGAAGCTTTAAAAAGAGAGACAGCTAATCATCTAAAAGAAGAATACACAGACAAAGGATTAGCTATTCCTAGTTATGCTTCAAACACTGTTCCTTTGTATGCAAGAAACTATAATTTAATTCTATCAGATCAACCAGACGACTTTACTAAACCAGGCTATGATGTCTATGACTTATACGGCTCTAGATGGTTTGAGTGTGAGTGGGAAGTTATGTGTGATACAGAAATTCAACTTACGGGTTCTAGTGCTTGGAGTCCTGTACTACTTTTCTTTCAGAAGATTTGTACAACATACCAACTAGAAGCTTATGGAGATTATGCTGAGTCAGGGATGGATTTTGCAGGAGAGTTTACTATTACAAAAGAAGGAGAAGTAACAGACGATCAAACTAGTTATCAACAGTATGAAGCAAATAATAATCCTGATAGTTTTTTTGATTCCGCACTTTATTATATTTCTGATGGAAATTTCGAAAGCTTTCAACTTGTATTAGCTCATTTTGAAGATGTAAGTTGGAATCTTACAGATGTAGAGATTGAAACGCTTAAAAAAGAATACCACGAATACTTAATGACACTTACAGACAAATGAACAAAGCAGATCAAGAACTGTGGGATATTAGAAGAGCATATCTATTAGCAAAAGCTCTTAACACACAATACACTTTTATTAGGGAGTTTGTAACTCCTGACTTACGTAAAGCAATTAATGAAGCAAAAGCAAAAAATTCTCATTTTATTAAAACCCTAGATGACATCTTTGATAAGCGAAGAGTACCTAAAAGTTTTTTAGAAAGCGAAGAAGAGATTGCTTTTGAAGTATTAGAACAATTAGAAAAGAAAGATGTCTATAAACCGAATTTACTTACCAGCTAGCCTAGGTAAAAATATAGACGGTAAAGTCTATTTAAAAGGTGATCAAGAATTAATGCAAAGTTATTTTCAAGAGATTCTTAATGGAGACCCTACTATAGATGTAGAGGTTTCCATTACTAGAATTGACTCTAAAAAAACCAATCCTCAACTTTCTTACTTCTATGGTATAGTTCTTCCAATCGTAAAGGCCGCTATAGAGGATTTAGAAGGAGTTTCTTACACCAAAGAAGACATTATATGGATTTTAAAAGATCGTTTCTTCTACGAGGAAATTAGATATGGAGGAGAATTTGCAAAAGTTCACCTATCTCTTTCTAAAGCAAAGAAGGAAGAGGTTAGGGTTTTTATAGAAAAAATTATTAACTTTGCAAGTGACATTTTAGGAGCACGTATTCCTATACCAAGTTAAACTTAACAAAATAAATTATAATGAAAATAGACGAATTAAACAACAGAATCCACTTAGGGAATAGTGGAACTTCTCCAGTACAAAATCCTACTGTTAACATTCCAGGAATGCCTAACATTCAACCTCCTATAAGTCCTACTGTGCCTAATTCTGCTCCTTTGAGTAATAGTCCTTACAGTGCTTCAGATCCAATAATGCCTTCAGATTTATTTGAACAGGCTTTAAAAGATAACTCTAAACAAGCTCTAAGATATAACGAAGGTAAACTTCAATGGTCTATGATAGATTTTAAATCTCTTGAAGGCATGGTTAGAGTACTTGAGATGGGTGCAAAGAAATATAGTAAAGACAATTGGAAACTAGGAATGCCTGTAACTCAAGTATGCGAGAGTTTGATGAGACATTTATTTGCTTATATGTCAGGCGAAGATAAAGATCCTGAATCAGGAGAAAGTCACATGTCTCATGTACTTGTAAATGCTATGTTTGTAGAATACATAATGAAGGAAAGGAGTGAGTTTGATGACAGGAAAAAAGATTAAAGTATCATTTAATAATTACATAAACAAAACAAGGGGTAATAGAGATTATCCCTTTGTTTTCTTTTACATATTTCCTATGTTTACTTACTCAAGAGTAGAACCTAGTTCTTTTAACATACATTTAGGGTGGTTACACTTCTCTATACTAATAGAATTTCACGATGATTACAGATAAAAATTACTTAGAAAGCACAGCAGTAAGCCAAAGTAGGCTTAAAAAAATACTAGGACACCCTAGACAATTCTTAGATCCAGGATTCTCAGACGAAGACGAAACTTCAGAAGCAATCACTATAGGTGACGGAGTTGATTTACTTATTACACAAGGAGAAGATGCATTCGAGAATAAGTTCTTTATGACGACTGTAGAAAGACCATCAGCCCAAATGGGAGATTATGTATGGAATCTTTTTATCAATCGTAATAATAGTAACGCAGAAGAAATCGCTTATTCTACTGTAGGGTTTAAGCGAGATACCCTAGAGAAAGTAAAGGAGAGGTTTAAAACAGAAGGCAAACCTTATTATGATGAATTAATTGCTGCAGAAGGTAAAGATGTAATTACTCCTGCCCAGTTTAATACAATTCAACTAATCAAAAGAAGTCTTCTAGAACATCCTTTTACAGCTAAATTCCTTAAGAACAGTGACAGATTCCTAGTTACTTTTCAAGTAATGGTAACTTTTGAATACGATGATACTCCTTGCAAAGGTCTTCTAGATGTTCTTTGTTATGACAGACTAGAAAATAAACTATTTCCTATCGACATAAAGACTACAGGAACCTCTATTAACTTTTGGAACTTTACTTTCTATAAGCATAGGTATGACTTTCAAGCAGCTTTCTATAGACACGGTTTAGGAAGTACAGACCTTACTCAGTTTTGTGAAGGAAACGTTCCTATCTTACAAGCGTTTAGATTTATTGTAGAAAGTCAGAAGTTTCCAGGTAACCCTTTAATCTATGAAGTGTCTGATGAAACTTTGAATATAGGACAGTTTGGTGGAGAAGTGGACGGTAGATACTACGAAGGATTTAGAATGGCTATAACACGCTATAAATGGCATATAGCGAATGATCTATGGGATTATAAGATGGAAGACTACGAGTATGAAGGGGTTAGGTTTATATGACCACTTTTGAACAACTAACTGTAACTGCTCGTGTACTCTCCTTAACTGTTTTTAAGCAAGCGTCTTTCCCTATGCTTAGAAACTACGGATTAGAAAATGTTTACGTAGATGATTATGGATGTACTAAAAGACATGAGAACTGTTTATTCTATCTTTACAATCCTAATAGAAAAGTAGACTACATTACCTTTGAAAGAGGTATTGCAGATTTTAATTCTTTTTATGACTGGTATGACGTAGATGATAGGCGAATGTATGTTTTTAAAGTCAATCCTATTTATTTAGAAGATTATCACGACATCAAACAGAATAGATTTAACAATCTATCTGCTGACTTTGAAGCAATAAATAAAGTCAAATTACTAGATGGAGATGTTTTCTTTGACCCATCTAAGGAAATTTATAGATTTGAACAACATTTATTAAAATAAAAAAGGGGGCTATAAACCCCCTTTCTTTGCAATCCCAAAAGTAAATAATTAATTAATTATTTAGTTAAATCTTCGAATGGTGTGTTAAGTTCTTCACTTACATCCTCAACTGAAGAAGGCTCACTGAATAAAAGTCCTTCAGTATTCATTCTTTCTACGATAGTAGTTTTTACCTGTCCTGCTAATCCAAAGATATTAGACAATGTAGAGATAGGTAAACTCATCAAACTGATTTCTTGCAAGTCGATTACTTGAAATAAAGCAGCTAGTTCAGCTCCTTTTAAAACGATGTCAGCATCTGGATTCCAGTAAACTGTGTTTTGTGATTTGTTTTGTTCAGACATAATATATATATTTGTACCACAAAGATATATTAAATATTTTAAATGAACAAATACGAAATAAAAGGACTTGAAAAAAGAGAAAAAGCTTCACTTTATCTTGACTTGATTGAAAGAATTGCTCAAGAATCTTATTGTGTACGTTTACAAGTAGGAGCTTTAATCGAAAAAGATGGAAATATTATTTCTTTCGGTTACAACGGAACTGCAAAGGGAAGACCTAATGTATGCGAAATAGAGGTTGACGGAAACCTAGTAAGCTTAGATGAAGTATTACATGCAGAATCAAACGCTATTACAAAGGCCTGTAAGAGTCCAATTAGTGCTGAAGGTGCTACTTTGTATTGTACACACTCTTGTTGTGTACATTGTGCTAAATTAATTGTTCAAAGCGGAATTAAAAGATTTATTTATATCGAAAGTTACAGGGACTCTTTAGGAGTTGATTTTCTTAAAGCCTGTGGAGTCGAAGTATTACAAGCAAATTAAAAAACCAAAAATAAAAAATTATATGTCAACATTTAAACTAAGAGGAAGTCGAGTGTTACTCGATCAACCTGACATCAAAGAACCAGTTATTACACTGAGCCCAGAAGACAAAAAAACTTTTGACGAAGAACAACTTAAAAAATTCACTGAAATTAGAGTATTTGCTGTAGGAAGTACAGTAGAAGGCTTAAATGCAGGTGACTTTGTTTATGTATCTCCTTATTACTTACAACAAGCTCAAGTTATTGAGATTGAAGGTGAGGCTAAATTATTAATCAGAGAACAGGATATCGACATTATTTGGTAATTATG